GGATGAAGAAGAGGAGGAAGGGAAGGAGGACCAAGAACCAAGCGAACCCTTCAGCACCCGCCCCACAAATCAGGTTGAGGATCCAGGTCCAGAGGAGCACATACAAGATTTTGACGATGAAGATGACGGTGACGTCGACATTGTCACACGTGTAGGAACCCAGGCAGTAGACCCCACGGCTACCAAAGTTCTGCAGGAACATCACGAGGAGGGCGATGACCGAGATGACTAAATACACATACGCGGGGGTGCAAAGGGGACCGATACCTTTGAATTTCATGATGGTGGGGTGCTATATATAATATATCGGGATAAATTTGTTGGGACATAGTAAGAATGTTGGAATTGTAGTCTGATTAAGACTATCTATATTCCGTAAAATTGATTTTTTCCCAGGGATAAGTAAAACCCGAACATACCACTTTATCTGAAGAGGCCCCCAATATCAACATGATGAAGTGTTTTGCAAAAGACCGTAACGAAAACCCCTGTAGAAACAAGGCAATCAATGATACACGTTTCTGTAAATGTCACCAATATGTGTGTGATTATACCGATGAAATGCTTCAACAGAGTCGGATATGTAGTGGATGTCATATGATGTGTTATATGGAGGATGACGGTAAAATTTGTAGTAAATGCCGTGACCGTGGCAAGGAAAATCGTTTAGCCATACGGGAAACTGTTGCCATGTGTAAGAAGGATGGATGTAAGTTCAAACAATACGACGAACACGGATATTGTCAGAAACACCAAATCAGTATACTCATCGACGAAGTCAAACAACGTAACAAACGTCTATGTGTCAACTACGTCCGTGGATGTCGTGAAGAACTGGATTTGGATTACAAAACCATGCGTTGTGACGAATGTCTCAGACAAGAACGAGAAAAGGATAAACAACGTCGTGAATGGGCCAAACAGGCTCACTCTGAAATTGCCCCCACAGACAATTTGGTGGTAACTGAAAAACCATGCACGGTATGCTGTAAGATATTACCATTGTCAATGTTTGAAGGTATGAATGGTTCTATCACCAAAACATGTAAACCATGCCGAGATGCAAATAAGACCCAAGACGAAAGACGTGATAAAGACCACCGTAACAAAATGGCTCGTGAACGGGTTTACTATAACTATCAGAAATGGGCAAAGATGCGTAATATACCGTTTGCCATCGAGAAAGAATACCTAATGAACCTAGTCAAAGAACCCTGCTTCTATTGTGGTATAGTACAAGACACCGGTATGAACGGCGTTGACCGCAAAGATGCCAAAGGTGTTTACGAACCGAGTAACTGTGTTAGCTGTTGTCAAATGTGTAATTATATAAAGGGTTCGGACACGGTGTCAAATTTCATGAAAAAGGTTGAACATATACTCACATATAACGACAAAATAAGTGGCTGTTTATATGGTGAACTATTCACTAATCACACCCAGATATCCTACAACCAATATAGAAATGCATCGAAATATAGAAAAATAGAATTTCAGTTATCTGAGTCAGAGTTCCATGATATTATAAGTAGAGACTGTTATATTTGCGGTAAGCCCAATGTTCCAGGTGTGCATTCAAATGGTATTGATAGGTTTGATAGTAAGATTGGGTATATCTACGGAAACTGTCGTGGCTGTTGTCATACCTGTAATTTCATTAAAAATAACTATACGTACCAGGATATCATACAACAATTCGCCAAAATCTATCACCATTGGCACCTTAAATCCAGTATTTAGTTAGTTGTATTCGTACTATACAGTATTTATATTACGAATTATGTGTGTTTATATGTGTTTATTTTTATGTATTTCAATATCAATCGAACTTTAATTAGCTTAGTTCGAATAAGCCACGCCAGCCCTGACGTGGTTACACCTATCATAATTTGTTTGTATCGCTACATACAAATTACAATAGATGTAAACCCCCTAAGTTTCCCTAGGGGACGGACTGTATCTTAACCCGGTTCCGGTTGCTTAGACCTTCACCACCGAGCGACTACCGTTCAGTCTCTGACGGCCAACCATAGACTAGCATGTAACTAGCGTCGTTAGGTTGTAACCATGCGGATTGCCCAATCCTCAACATTATTACGATACCGGAGTTCTGTTCTCCGCCATGTGAAGGTTTCCCAATCACACTTCGTAGTTGAGGCTCTAAGGGGTTCCCCGAACAACAAGTAATCTTGCCAAGTGTTTCCACTTGACTAACAACAAGCGACCATATTACCAGGGGCGTAACCGAAGTTTCCACAAACAGAGCCTGTTTGTTTGCGGCGGGTTGTTTTTTGGCACAGCTGTTTGTTTCTGTTTATGCCAGACATAACGCGAAGAACATTGTAGTTCACCGCATACACACGGACCTTGGCCGTGGCGGTACCCGCCACCGTGCCGGACGAGAGGACCAGCTGCAGCACCGCGTTGTCAATACGCGAGAAGTTGCAAGATCCGCTTGGCTGATGTTCCTCAGGGCGCAACGCGAAGGAGTACACGTTGATGCCGGTATCCGGGGCACGGGTGTGGTGCTGGAAGGGCTGGACCACGTCGAAGTACGAGCCCTCACGCTCCGAGAAGCGGTCCTGGCCGTTGAGCTGGAGCTTGGCCGTGACGACCGGGTTCTCACCCCAGCAGTGCATGTCGAGGGCGGTCTCCGCCAAGACGAAGGTACCAGCATCGGACACGTACGAGCCAGAGGTGGCACCGGATTGGGGGCCGAACGGCAGCTCAGCCACCTGGGTCGTGCCACCGTACGCGGCAGCCTGCCACATGGAAGTCGTAGTGGCGGAACCGTTGTCGGCACCTGCGTCGTTGAAGAGGCCCGAGGACACGATGAAGTTGGCCGAGGACGTCTCCGCGGGGCCACCAAACGCGTGGATGGCGTTGGGGAGGGCGTCGATCGCATCCGTGTAGTTGAACGGCTGGGCACCCAGGGTCTTGAAGAGCACCTGGGTGTTGTCCAAGGAAGCACAGTAGTCGACGTTGGCGTCCGGCTGCACGACCCAGATGAGCTCCTTGCAAGGGTGGTTGAAGTTCAACTTTATCTTGTTCGAAGAAGACCCAACGGATTCGTCACCCGTAAACTGCACTTGTTCGATAAGATATTCGTGGGGGTTCTGGGCCATTTTGCGCCTTTCATCCGTGTCCAAGAACACATAGTCGACGTAGAGGGACGCCGCCACCAACGACTGCTGGTAGGGGATGGTGGCCGAGACCGTGCCCGTCGCCGAGGTGGACTGGGTCAGGGTCTTCACGCACCACAGGCACTCACCGATGGGGCGGATGTCCAGGTTGATCTTGACCTCGTGGTACTGCAGGGCGATGAGGGGCAGGGCAAGACCCGGGTTGCGGGCAAACCAGAACTGCAGCGGGATGTACAGGGTGGTCTCCGGCAGGGCGTTGCGGGGGGAGCACACCTGGGAGGGGCCGGCCGTGGACGAGCAGGGGCCAGAGATGGCCGCGAACGTGGGGTCCGTGATGTAGGTAAGCTGGGTGGTGTTACCGATCATCTTGAAGTATCCGCGTTGTTGCTCGGCGGTCATGGTCAGCTGGTTCCAGATGTGCATCCAGTCACCGTACTGGCGGTCAATGCGTTGGCCACCAATCTCGACCTCCACCTGGGCGATGAGCTGCTCACCGATGAAGTCCAACCAGCGGGCGTAGATGCCGTCCGTCGTGGCGTTGGAAACCATCGACTGGTTGATCTCCGGCAGCGTCACCTGCAGGTAGGTGCGGTACGCCAGATCACCGTTACGGGAGATCGTGCACGTCACGCGGCGGCCAAAGTCGGCCTGGCCCGAGAACGTCTGCTCGATAGACTCCATCGCGAAGTTCGTGTGACGGCGGTACGAGACCTTCCAGAAAGTGATCTCGGGACTGCCAGTAAGGAAAATATCCTGGGCACCATATGCAACCAATTGAAGAAGACCACCGGCCATGTTGTGTGATTGTGTATAGACTTAAAAAAGAAAAAAATTCTAGGAAAGGAGGTCTGTCCCAAAATTTCCCTAAAGGCCAAAAAAGAAGGATTTTCCTAAATAAGTCTTCCTCGGAGTATGGGGAGAGATTCCTCCATGGGACCATACCGCACTTATATGTGTTAGATGTTGTGGAAAATGAGACGATATATGGTTTGAAAGATTTGAGATATGGTTCAAAAATGTTATATGACCTCAAGGGCGTAGCCCAGGGCTACGCCCTTTTACACGAGTATTCAGATTAAGACCAATGCACCAAATAGGTCATTTTTACGCGACTCTCTCTGAATATCACGAGGATGGAAATTCACCCTCCCCCAAAACTTTAGGAATATCTCTCTAATTTCAAAAAGAGGTATAAAGCCATAGAATAATATCTATGTATAGTATATACACCATCCCCTTTCCACTCGTTCGCGCCAAGACATGACCAAGCTGTGTGATCACCTGAACTGCAAAGAACGTGCGACCTACGGTCTTTTTTACGGAATACCTACACGTTGTGACCTTCATAAGGATGCCAACATGCGACGACCATATTCAGTCTGTATTTGTGGCCAAGGTTCTCCAATATTCAATTACGCCCATATGCCTCGTCCATGCTGTTGTTCCAAGTGCAAAACTCCTGAGATGGAGGATAAGGTCCACAAGAAATGTTTCTGTGGTAAAGTCTTCCCCTCCTTTTGTAAACCAGACCAAACCAAACCTACCCATTGTGCAGAGTGTAAAACATCGGATATGATACATACCGGTACTAAATGTCACTGTGGGGCAGCTCAGCCGTCATTTAATGAGCCGAATGAAACCATACCAAAATACTGTGCCAACTGTAAAACCGAAACCATGGTCAATGTGAGAGATAAAATGTGTGAAGTTTGTGAAAGTGTCCAACCCAGCTTCAATCTACCCGGACAATCCATTCCTACACATTGTGCCAATTGTAAAACATCGACCATGGTGAATGTCCGTGATATTCATCGTATGTGTCATTGTGGTAAAAGTCGTCCCACTTTTAATTTACCAGGTGAAACCAGGGCTCGTTATTGTGCAAAATGCCGAGACCCCGCAACCATGATAGATATTGTGAATAAGAAATGCTTTTGTGGTAAGGTCATACCGTACTTTAATTTTCCAGATAGCAAAAAGGCCACACATTGTGTCGAGTGTAAATTACCTGGTATGGTTAATGTTCGTGACAAACCATGCCAATGTAAAAAGGGACTACCATCGTTTAATCTACCAGGGACAAAAACCCCTATATGTTGTGTTGATTGTAAGAGTGATGCGATGATCAATGTAAAAGACCGAAAACGTATGTGCCAATGTGGTAATTCAAGAGCCACTTACAATCTCCCAGGCGAATCCACGCCCAAGTACTGTGCGGAGTGTAAAGACGAAACCATGATTGACGTCGTTCATGCACGTTGTAGATGTAATAAGGCTATACCAGTTTACAATTTAATGGGTGTATTGCCACCGATTTGTTGTGCTGAGTGTAAGACGGAAGACATGGTGAATGTATACGATAAACGTTGTTTTTGTGGTAAATCCATCCCCAGTTTCAATGAAGCCAACAATCCTCGCCCATTATACTGTGCAGACTGTAAAACAGAGACCATGGTGAATGTAGTAGATAAAAAATGCCCCGGCAACGCCATAACCGGCTGTCCTTATAACCGAGTGGCCAACGCCAAATACAAAAACTACTGCACCGAGTGCTTTCGTCGCGAGTTTCCCCTTGACCCAATGACATTTCAAATCCGGTGTAAAACCAAGGAGATCGCCGTGAGAGATTTCATTAATTCGGTCTTCGAAGGGTTCCAACACGATTCTACCCTCCATACCAATCATTGTGATTGCACCATCCGTCGTCGCATTGATCACCGTAAGCTCATCGGAAACACCCTTCTCGTGATTGAAACTGACGAAAATCAACACAAGTCTTACGACCAGATGGACGAGCAGACTCGTTACGATGACTTGTTCATGGCCCACTCTGGAAAGTGGATATACATCCGGTTCAATCCAGACAAGTATAAAACCAGAGCTGGTGTCTCGAAAAACCCTCATATATCCACACGACTTGAAGTATTGAAGAAGGTCATCGAAGAACAGATGAAACGCATCGAGAAGGAGGAAAATACCGAATTTGTCGAACGCATCTACCTGTTCTATGATGGCTATACATAGACAGTCAGTGCGTCTTTCACTAAAAATTGAATCACCTTTTTTACTCCAAGACCACCCGGTAACCCACGAAACCCTACTCACCATGAACCCCACTCTCCCCGAACCATCGACCGCACCTACGGCTCCCTCCCAGCTTACCAAGGGGGTGGATCCGTTCAAGGATTGGTTATGTCCCATCTCTCTCACCCTGATGACCACCCCCATGGTGGCCGCCGACGGTTATACCTACGAAAAGACCGCCATCGAACAGTGGTTACAGACCCACACCACCAGTCCCATGGACCGGTCCCTCATTCTCGACCGGCGGCTCTATAAAAACACGGCCCTCATGGTCGTCATCCAGGCATGGAAATCCCTCAACCCCGAGGTCGTGAGAAAGGACCAAGAACTTGACCGCCAACTGGAACTCACCACCCTACGCACCAAGCCGGCGCCGGTGTCGACCCCCGCTCCCGTCTCTCGCCCTTACCGACATATAACCCAAATCGCCCAAATCTCCTTCCCCGGTTGGCATGTTATCCAAGACTATCTGAGTTCCAATAACACTCCCGAGCCCTCTCCCCGCTACCGTCAACCCCCCGCTCGGGTCGTCCCGGTGGTTACTCCCCCCGTTGTCTCTCCTCGCTATCCCATGTTCTCCGTGTCCTCCCATGTTTCCCCGGCCGTCGTTCCCATGTAAATAGCCGATACCGTCCGTCTCCCTCACCTCCGCCTCTATCTCTCTCACCTCTTTTTTACACCCTCCAAAACCATGTAAATAGACTTGTTCATGTTATTCCATCTCCCATAACATGAAAAAACGGCTCGCCCCGGAGGGAGGCCCCCCCGCCGCCCCTCTCACCCTCACTTCCCGACCACCCCCCGTCGATCCCAAGAAGAAACCCTACATGGCAAGTACCATCGACGAGAAACACACCGAGATGCTGACCCGGTTTCATACCATCGAAACCGATACCATCCCCAAACTGAAAACCGATATCGAATCCTACAAGCAGCAAGCCAAGAAGTACGCTCAGACCAAGAAGGTGGAGGAGTTCCTCGATATCCAGGACAAGATTACCCAGACCAAGCACCAAATATCCGAACTGAAAAAGTCCAAGAAGACCTACCTCCTGGAAAACTCCAAGTACATCTTCAACTACTTTGAGCAGAAGAAGGATATTTCCGAGGGAGGAGGTCGTCAGAACGTCAGTCTTCTGAACCAGTTTTTCAAAATCAAGAGTACCAACGAAGACGCCGCGAATATCCATAGCCAAAAATACAGTCAATCCCGCCACGCCTACCAAAACTACTGGAAAAACGTCAACAACGAGATTATCAACTTCCAGGATTTCGTCATCCCCTCGGACGTCTGTGAGAAATGCCACCAAGGGGAGCTCATCCCCCAAGACGAAGAAGGTATCCTCATCTGTAACAATACCCAGTGTGGAGCGTTTATCACCCATATCATCGACAATGCCAAGCCCGCCAATAAGGAACCCCCCAACGAAGTGTCCTATACCGCGTACATCCGGCTCAACCACTTCAAAGAGATTCTTTCCCAGTTCCAGGCCAAGGAGACGACCCAAATCCCAGACGAGGTCATCGAAGCCATCCGAGCCCGTATCAAGAAGGAGCGTATTACCGATACGAAACAGCTGACCTACGATAAGATGCGGGATATCCTGAGGAAACTCAACCTGAACAAGTACTTTGAACATATCCAATACATCAACTCTATCTTCGGTATCAAGCCCCCCATCATGAACGAGGAACTCCACGAGACCTTGTGTGTCTTGTTCATCGAGATTCAGAAGCCATGGGCCCTTCACTGCCCGGCCAACCGTACCAATTTTTTCAACTATACGTATACTTTGTACCAACTGTGTGTACTGTTGGACCAGACCCAGTACTTACCCTATATCATCCTCATGAAGGACGTGGATAAACAGCGGGAACAAGACCAAATCTGGAAGAAGGTGTGTCAAGACTTGGACTGGGAATTCATTCCGAGTATCTAGGTAGGGGTCGGAATGACGGTTTAGGGGAAAATTGAATGGGGTACTGGTACAAGAGGGGAGGGGCTTTATTTTATAAGAGATATAATCCGAGCATACACTATGTCCAAACGTTCTTCCGTTTATCCACGGGTGGAAAAAATACGCCAAGAATCCCGGGGTAGTTCCTCCCCCCGGACGGGGAAATCCACTGGGCAACGAACCAGACTACGTAGTGATTCGGTCAATTACGATACCCGGAAATCGGAGATTGACCTCACCTATATGCACGAAATGGTGCGTTACCCCGAGCCCACCGTACCTCCTACCTCGACGCCCTCCAGTAAACCGGTCACCACCACCCTGGGACTGATATTCCATAGTTCAACACCACGTCCTCGTTCACCGAGGGCTTCCCCCCTCTTTATTGAGACCACCCGGGTGGGAATGCCACGTCGGCGTTCCCGTAAAAGTGACAGTTTCGATTCCAATCTGTCCGGGGAAGACCTGGTGACCCCCCGGAGAAACTCGGAAGGATAGTTGGAGGGGGCTTGGGCTTGGTAAAAATTCTCCAGGGATGATATATATTTTTGTTAGTAGAGTTTGACATGAGCAAGTGGACCGAGTTTTTGACCAAATTTTACCAGGAGAAGAAGAAGACCAACCCCGAGTACTCCCTCAAACAGGCCATGAAGGAGGCCGCCAAGGCGTACAAGAAGTCCAAGACGGCCAAGGTCTCTTCCAAGAGTGAGGAGGAGTGTGTCAAGGCCTGTATGACCAAAGGTGGTAAGAAGAACAAGAGCCGTAAGGCCAAGAAAGGAGGAGCCACGGAGCCCGTGCCCGCGGAGGTGGCCGTGAGCACCGATAGCCAGCCCGCTGCGGTCTAAGACATGGACCCCACCGTGGTGTGTGATGGGGTGATATCACGATATCCATATAGATAGATACCGTGATAGTATAACTACCCGAACCTCTGGTGTGTATCATGTCTCCCACCGGAGAAAATTCCATCATCCTCGACTATTTTAGAATCACCAAAGAATACCAAGAACTCTATGGGGAGAAGACCATTCTCCTCATGCAGGTGGGGACCTTTTTCGAGGTCTACGCCCTGAAAAATCCCACGACCCATCATCACGAGGTCACCCATATCGATGCTTTTTCCGAGATTTGTAACATGGTCATCGCCGAAAAGAGCTTTTCCATGGGGAACGAGGCGGTCCGGGAATCCGGGTTCCCCCCCTTTCCTCGGGTGTTCCGGGATGTACCCGTTTCCAAGACCAACCTCACCATCCAGGCCTGGATGAAGACGATTCCTCGGTCCAAGGTGGTGATGGCGGGTCACTCTATCCTCAAGGTCGAACACTATGTACAAAAGCTCACCGAGGCGGGCTATACGGCCGTGGTGTATGTCCAAGAAAAGGACACTAACAACAACGTGATTGACCGTAAACTCCAGGCCATCTATTCCCCCGGGACCTTCTTGGGAAACACGGAACTGACCCACCGAATCACCAACAACATCATGGGTATCTGGCTCGAAAAGACCCATAGTCCCCTGTTCCCCCAAGACATGTTGACCTGTGGGATTTCCAATATCAATATCTTCACAGGGGATGCGACCCTCTTTGAGTACACGGTACCGTATTATCTCAACCCCACCACATTTGACGAGCTCGAACGTAGTATGACCACCTTTGCCCCCAACGAAATTGTCGTCATTTCCGATTTCCCGGACGATGTCTTGGGGAACATTCTCAAATACGTGGGGGTGTCGAACCAAATCACGGTCCATATCGTCCGACTGGGGGAAAGGAACGGGGCGGAAGGTTCGATAGCGCCGAGCCCTACTTCAGGGGGAGGGGGTGGAGGCTCGGCCAACCGACAAAAGGCCCTCAACTGTACCAAACAGACCTATATTCATCAGATGTTGTCGACCTTTTTCGGGGGCGAGGCCTTTCATACCTGTGCCGAGTTTCGGGATAATATCGTGGCGACCCAGGCCTTTTGTTATCTTCTGAATTTTGTCCAAGAACACAACCCGGACTTGGTGAGGCGGATTCGTCTTCCCCAGTTTACCAATACCTCCCTACGGATGGTGCTGGCCAACCATACCCTCAAACAATTGAATATCGTGTGTGATGAATCCTCGGACAGCAAGCAGGCCAGCCAACTGTCGTCTGTATCCACCTTTCTGAACCGGTGCTGTACCTCCATGGGAAAACGTAAATTCCGGCACCAGCTCACCAACCCCACGTTTGATACGGTATGGCTCGCTCGTGAATATGAGACGATTGACCGGGCTCAACAGGTATGGAGTCAACCCAAGTTGGGGGAACTACGGCGGTCGTTACGTTTGATACGGGACACCGACAAGATTTGTCGACAGATTGTGACGAAGCGGGTGGTACCGGCGGCGATTACCCAACTATACCACTCCATCAAGCTGTTGGAACATTTACACGGGGAAGAGGTACCCGAGTCCCTTCACCCCTACCTGATGAATGAGGGTTCGGGGACGGGCTCGGAATTGACCGACCGTCTTCGGGGCTTCTTGGTCTTCTTGGAAAGTAGGTTCTATCTGGATAACTGTGCCTCCATCCAATCTCAAACCTGTTTTGACCAGAACATCATCAAACCGGGCATCTATAGTAAACTCGATACCTGTATGGAGAGCTACCGTACCGCGGAGACCCTCCTGGACGATTTGTACAAGGGACTCACCCAATGGGTCAAGGTGGCCATGGGGGTCAAAGAGGACTGTATCAAGCTCCATGACACGGAAAAGAGTGGGAAATCGTTTCAGATTACCAAGAAACGTAGTATCTCATTCAAAAAGGTCTTGGATAACAAGTCCAATCCAGCCACCCGTCAAATCACCATCGTCTCCGGAGGGATTACCCATATCATCCAGGCCGAACATATCCAAATCGTCACCGTCTCGTCCAACTACGACCGGATTCTCTTTCCCCTGTTGACCGAAACCACCCAAACCCTCTTGGAGCTCGAGGGGGCGATGAACGGTATGATTGGGGAGGTGTACACGACCATCATGGAGGAGATGGAGACCCAGTGGTACGACCAGATTGAGGTCTTTTCCCACTACCTGGCCCGCCTCGATGTCTTGGTCACCAAGGCCTATCTGGCCAACGAATACCACTACTGCCGCCCCCAATTAGTGGAATCCGACAAGGCCTGTGTGTATGCGACGAAGCTACGCCACTGCCTCATTGAGCACCTCCAGACCCAAGAGATTTATGTCACCAACGATATCTCTCTTGGTGATGGTAGCCCGGACGGTATCCTCCTCTACGGGACGAATGCGGTCGGTAAAACCAGTATCATCCGGGCCCTGGGTATCGCGGTCATTATGGCCCAGGCCGGGTGTTATGTCCCGTGTGCCGAGTTTCGTTTCAAGCCTTATACCGCCATCTTCTCCCGTATTCTTGGTAATGACAATATTTTCAAGGGTCTCTCCACCTTTGCGGTAGAAATGTCGGAACTCCGGATGATTCTGAAGATGGCGGATAAGGACAGTCTCATCTTGGGGGACGAGCTCTGTTCTGGTACCGAGATTGAATCGGCCCTCTCCATCTTCATGTCGGGATTAATACACCTCCATGACCACCGTTCATCCTTCATTTTTGCCACCCACTTTCACGATATTTTGAATTTCCAGGAGATGACGGGCCTGACCCGGGTTCATATCAAACATATGAGTGTCTTCTACGACCGAGAACTGGACTGCTTGGTGTACGACCGTCTCCTCAAAGACGGACCGGGTACCCGGATGTACGGTCTCGAGGTATGTAAATCCCTGTACCTCCCCACCGAGTTCTTGGAACGAGCCTATACCATCCGTAACAATTATTATTCGGATACCCGGAGCGAGCTTACCTTGACCCCGTCCCACTACAATAGCCGAAAACTGGTGGGAATATGTGAATATTGTGGCACCACCATGGGGGAGGAAGTTCATCATATGGAGTACCAACAGACGGCCGATACCACCGGATACATCGGTCATTTTCATAAGAACCATGTGGCGAACCTGATGTCGGTGTGTCAAGAGTGCCATGATAAAATCCATGAAGACGACTCCCGGGGAAATATCTCCCCCATCACCCAAGACATCCGGGAAGGTGAACCCGGTCCACCGGTTCTTAAGAAAAAATTAGTACGTAGGAAGACCACCCGAGGCTATATGATTCGGGGGTAAGGCTATTGGATATCGGACGGTTTACGGGGGTACGGGGTACCACTCGTGTTGGTTTCATCACAGTTCCCGTAGCACCTTCCATGGTAGTAATAGACATCCTTGTGGATGACGAGAGGGTCACTGTAGTTGGCCGGGTAGGTGGGACCACGTTCGTCACCTCCCACACACTTGGAACCACCCAACAACACACAACACATGGTGGATGCACACTGGTCGGGGGTGAGGGACCCACACTGTTGCTCGATGGCTCCGGGTTCGGCCTTCTTGGTACAAAACCCCTTGAGTTGGGTCGCGGTCGGATACGCATTAGCCACGGAACTCTGCCCGGTCGTCTTACTCAAATACACACTTTCTTCGTAGGTCGGTACATAGGTGGACGCTCCGTACGGGTACGCCCCCGAGGTATAATACGTGACATATTTAGGTTGGACCGCCCACGGAATATAGACCGCCTTACCGTTTTGGTTGACCCAGGTCCCGTTCATGGGAGAGATGATATCGGTATGGGTATTACTACTCGGGTCGTCATGATACTGAATATCATAGTTGTTGGTGTCGTAGTTGGTCTTGGCCGCAATATTATTGATACTGGGGTCCACGACCGTCTGAGTGGTGGTACTGTTCAAGGTTCCGTTGTACACGGTATTATAGGTGGAGGGAGGAGGGGTGGCGGCCAGTATTCCCTTACTGTAAGCGGACGTCTGGTCCAGGTAGGTTTCCAGATTCTGGAGTGAACACCATACAATTAACCCTAAAATACCTAGGATGATGATGAGTTTGAGCCATATATTCATTGATGTGTGGGACGGGTGAGACGTATGGGGGGACGGGTGGGGAAGGACGAATGGGACGGATGATTTATGCAAAAATTGATTGGGTGAAGTGGTACCCCCAATTGTATGTCAATAGTATATAAAGTATAGACAGACTCTTATATATAACCCACCATAGTATGATTATCCCCATCAAGTGTTTCACCTGTGGTAATGTGCTTGCGGACAAGTACCGATATTACCAAGAGCAGGTCATCAAGAAGAAGATGGAGCTGGCCAAATCGATGAACGAGGACGAACGCCAGGCCGTGTTCAACATTGTGTATTTGACCAAGGAGAATGCCAAGAAAACTCCCGAGGGGGAGGTTCTTGACCAACTCGGGTTGAGAAACATGTGCTGTCGGCGTCATATGTTGACCCATGTGGATATCGAATAGGCGGGGTATCGGTCCCTACACATACAGATACCGATACATAAACTCTTATCAAGACCTTCCTCCCATCACCCATGTCTTTTTTTCACTGGAGTGTGTATATCATGGCCAACCGTCGGCGTCTGGTGTCACGTAAGAAACGTTCACGGTCATCCCGGACATCCCGAGCGTCCCGCCGTCAACGGGGAGGGGACTGTGGATGTAATAAATCCTTGGGCCAATTGTTCAAAGGGGGGTCTCCCGCGTTTACCGAGAACGGTACCCCGGTGAATGTGATACCACTGAAGACCTTGGTCGAGGTTCCTCCCTTGGCCTCGGAACGCCTTACCGGAGGACGTAGAACCCGTAAGCAACAACGTAAAAAAGGAGGTATGAGCTTTAGCAGTTACTCGGCTACCAACAACAATCCCGTGGTGCAATTCGGCACGTTACCGGGAGCCGGACTTTCGGTCGGTATTCTCACCGGTGATAGCTACCAACAGACCTCTCCCCAAGATGTCACCAGTCACATCAAACCTCTGGTATAAGGCCGAGGGGGACAGGGACAGAACCTGTATTATACCGGGGTAATATATAGTATTGGTGTATTGGTCACAACACCTCCCCACCATGGATATTGCCGGATACACCTTATGCCCCCCTGCGTATGTCTACCTCATATTCTCTCTGGTATTGTTCATCCTCATGATTGCAATGAGTCTCACCGGGAATGTCATCATGGTATATGTGTTGAAGGTCATCGCATGGACCTTTATTCTGAACCTCATATGTCGCGGGGGTTATACCAACATTGCCTGGTTCTTGGTATTGTTACCTCTTATCCTCATCGTGGTGATGCTGATGGCATACACGACCATATTCATGCTCGCCGTCAATCAGGCTCAACACACTTCGAAGACCCGAGAAGCCATGGGTGGCGTGAGTGTTGCGACCAAGAATAACCGGATAGACAACCCTCCCCATGTGTAAAAAACCCATATAGAAAGATACCATGGATGCATGGTATCTGAACACCGACCTGGTAAAGGGGCCATGCCGATTTACAATGCCATGTCACTCAATACCCAAAACGACCTTCTCATGCAGAATCTCCTCGAATTTTACAAGAATCCCGATTACTTGGCCAAGTTCATCGGAATCGTCGGAGGGGAGACTCATATATCGTTACGTATCATCGATTGGTTTGTCACGAATTACGCGAAAAAATATTTCACCATTTACGAACTGGCCACGGGGACGGGGTCGTCGGTACGGTTCAAAGTGTACAACGATTACAAACTCAAGCTCAAGGCCTACAGTAAAAAACGGTTCGACCCCTTTTGTCGCTGGGAACGGATTCAATTACCGTATAATGAGACGGACCATATTGAGACCACCATTGGTCAGCTCAATTTTTTCAAGTGGGCCATCGAACACCAGATTCTCGACTATATTCGGGACAATTATTCCGAGATTGAAGTGGACATGAACACCCGAAACACCAACTCACGTCGGCGTAATCATACCGAAACTTCCCATACTTCCACCAATTCCTCGGTGGACGAGGCGAGTACGGAGGTTTCGTCGGGGGCGGGGGGAGGGGTCAATAACAAGACCCGTAAACGGCGGGAGGAACTGTCCGTCTCGGCCTGTAAATGTATCAAAAAGGAGACGGTGAAAATTTTGGTAAAATTCTCCTGATAGGTTATAATTCCTGTAGGGGGAGCCCGTGACCATCCATCATGTCTTTTTTAGGTAAATTACTCCAAGCCCCCTGGGCCCGTTATGTTATTATACTAATATTACTCGGAATCATTCTTCGCGTGGCACTATTCTACGAGTGGGGTGGGTATCTCATAGATACCTTTGCCAATAAAAACCCCCGGACGATTTTCGTGGTCAACGGGGAAGTTCTCGGGATGGACATGGTGGATCACCCCGATACCTTTGACTACGAACCCTACTACGAATTTCACCCCGACTATTTTCCCCTCGAAACATCTTATCCTCCTATGGTATAAGAAGGGATAGAACCAAGCCAATATGACATCCACGAAACCCAAGTCGGGCTCGGGGTACGGGTTCAATAAGATATTTTCGTCCTTACATGATACGGTACAAAATATCAACGGGTCCAAGATTTTTGCCGGACTCATCGTGGTGACCTTGAACATTGCGAGTAAATTCGTCACCATTAAATTGAGTAAATCCATGGAGAGCTACCTGAAACATACATTTAGTCGTGATGTCCTGATTTTCTGTATTGTCTGGATGGGAAGTCGGGAGATTTATATCGCGTTCTTCGTCACCCTGTTATTCATCTTGTTCATGGATTTCCTCTTCAATGATGACTCGTACTACTGTATTTTACCCGAGAGCTTCAAAGATTACCATATCTCCCTATTGGAAGACCCGGTGCCGAGTGCCGAGGATATTAAAAATGCGGAGAATGTCTTGGAACGGGCCCGACGTGCCCAGGTGGGGACGGGGACGGGGGCTCTCTCGACCGACACGACGGGAGAGGTGAAGAGTAAAGTCGTCGCGGACCCAGTATCCACCACCGCGGACAGTGGGTTCATGCCCATTAAATGGTAAGTGTAAGTGGGGGTGGGGGTGGGGTAAGAGCTCGACACAATACATATATTTCTACCGATAGTATATGTATTGATATAGGACCAAGGACCAAACCAAGGACCCAAGAAACAACATATCCAACATATCACCATGAGTAACACCTCCTTTATCGAGATTGAAAATATCCTCATCGTGTTAGACACCAATATTAAGGGTAAAGCCCCGGTACCCTTCACCCGAGAGCTCTTGAACTACCGTCCGGTAGCCACCACCCCCGAGGAGGTACCTCCCCCGGAGGTCGATACCCAGTCTTGGTCCAATCTCCCTTTTTTCACCACCACCCGGCGGTTACCGGTGGAAGTCCTCAACAAAATGAAATATCCCGAAGTGGTACAATTCTTTTTTGACCGGGCCACCTTTCAACGGTATATCCGGAAGGTCCCGGTGACGACGGGGGATGTCATCGATTCCAATATCATCACGATGTTGAAACTCCTGTTACCCACCTTTCCGGTCGCCCATCAGGTCCGAGCATCCTTCGGGGAAGTCGGGGTCGGAACCGAGGAAACCCGTATGACCCTCACCACACCCCCCATGGAAATCATCTTGGAGGGGGCCCACTATGTTCCGCGTAACCTCGTATGGTTGAACGATTTACTCCATCACCCCAAATATCATCGTATCATGGACCGATTCAATGACTTTAACTACTGGAAAGCCTCCACTCGTGTGGATATCCTACAAAAAATAAAGGAAACTGAAGGGGGGAACATGCCACAGGTGCTGCGTGACCAATTCACCTATATCATGAAATATTTGGATACCCTTCCGAAATCCAAACGTGATAGTTTTACCAAGAAATACGGGCTCGACCGACAACTCATTACTTTAAAAACCGTCATCGATTCCCCGACCACCTCCGTGGTGGAACGGGTGAACCTCCTGTACCCGGTCATGAAATGGATGAAAGAGGTGGGTAGTATCCAATTTACGGACCCGGTGATGGGTAAGAAGTACGCTCAGAACAAACGGGATATCGATCGGATCTACCTGTATCATGCCGTGTTAACCAAGTACTTTGGGGAGGCCATCGACCTCTCCTTCGGGGAAGACGATACCGATATCAAAAATTTCATGGAAACCTACTTTCAATACTATATTCGCTTCGGAAAAGACCTCACCTTGTTCACCAACCCCAACCGGGAATCCACCAACAAGTTCTTTCAGGACAAACTCTATACCTTTATCCAGGGAAAGGGAGGGGATTTTGAGAACTATATCCACCGGGTCGAGGCCTTGAATGAAACCCTCTCTTCCCCCCTACCGTCCAAGAACTCGGGGAAGAAGGGTTCGGAATCAGTGGCCATCCCCCCCGATGTACGGAACTTTATGTACGTGGGATTGTCCAAGTTTGCCAACGAGATGGACCCGGAGTTCAAAGATAAGTCGGTGGGTCAGGCGAAATATGAGATATATGTCGCGATGGATATGGACCCAAGTGATAAGGTGGAACCCGTGACAGATACCTCGGGGAATCGGTGGGCCCCCAGTTACCAATGCCAATCCAAGAACGACGACCTCGTCGCCATGTTCGAACGGTTACGTTATCCTACGGTCACCGCTCCAGGAGTCACACGACGTCGGCGTATGATTACGGCCCCAACTACCCCCAAAAAAAAGGGAGGATACCGTAAAACACATACCCGTAAATCCCGTTGAATGTTTTTATAGATGATGATGACGATGCTGTGACGAGTGGTGAATGGTGGCTTATTGGGGAGATTTGAACACCGGGGTCTTGTTCTTGAACACCCCCACCTCGTCCCCGATTTCTTCATCCGCCGTCATGGAATAGATAACCCCGTCCACCTCGTTGGTAGTATAATACTTCTTCCCGGCAATGGTGATTTCGTACACTTCCTCCTCCACCTCCTCCACTTCATCCTCTTCTTCTTCCACCACTTCTTCCTCTTCCTCTTCCTCTTCTTCTGTTACATTGACCTCAGCAGAGGGTTGGGTAACAGGGTCCACCGTGGACTCGGCTTGGGCCGGGGGTGCTTCCACCACCGGTACGGGTTCGGTTTCTTCCTCCTCTTCCTCCTCCTCCTCTTCTTCCTCCTCTTCTTCGACCACTTCCTCCTCTTCAATCAATTTGTACACAATATTGGGGGTATCCGTATGGGGGGTATCCGTTTTGGAAGTGGCCGTCACCGCCACCGATTCCTTCTTCTCCGATACTTCCTCCTCTTCGTCATCATCCTCCACCAAATCGATGACAATCGTGTCCGGGGGAACTCCCGGCTCCTTCTTGATCTTGATCCCCGGGGTCATCTGACCCTGCATCTTCTTCTTTTTGGTATCGTCCAACTTGGACGTCAGTTCATCAATAATGGTCTTATACTCACTGTTCTGAGTCTTGAGTTTCAGGATTTGTTGCTTCAGCTTCAATACCATCGGAGAGTTCATCATATGTAAGTAGTTCAGGTGATACAGGTCATGGTTCTTCAGAGCATGTTGGATCTTATACATACATCCGAATACCGAACCCGCCGGTTGTTGGGACCCCATCTCCGGCAACATGGTAGAGTTATTCGTCGAGCTCATGGTGATAGGTATTGAGTGGGTGGTGGTGTTGGGGTTGGTGGTGGGAGGTGTTATCACTGTTATGTTATGGGTGTTATCTTTATGTCGTTGTACGGATCCAAATCAATTTTCTGGATTCGTGCTGGTGGGGTGGGGGTGTCGTCTAAAAGCTATACATCCCCGTCACATTACGTAACTGTGTCTTGGTACAGTTGTTAAACACTTCCGTACCAATCTTATCGGCCAAGGGAGGGGGTTCCGTCGTGGCCCGGGGAAACGAGAACAAATGGGTAAACGGCTGGGGTGCGGGGGCGCTAGTGGTCGGTACCGAGACCTTGTACAAGTCACTCTCGGACGATGGGACATAGACCCCCTGAATCGCCCCGTGTTGAAGAGCAAAATATTGGTTACGGAGGTTCGACTCGGTATTCACCTGGAATCCACCCGGAGGGGCGTTCGACTGAACCGGAGCAAAGGTCTTATCCAGTGAATAGTCTAAATAGGTCTTGGTGTTCCGAGTGCGTTGGTCGTATTCTGGGTACAACACATTCCGGGTAGGAACACTCCGGGCATCCATGTTTGGCCGGAGGGAAGCCGTGGGAAGATTACGCTCATACAATTTGTTATTGATCGTGTCCTGACTCTCGAATTGGCCATAATAGACCCCCGCAGGGACCGGTAATCGAAAACTGGTACACTCCATCTTATATTACTCTACCCTCAGATATTTATTCGATGGGGTGGGGGTGGGGGGGACGGGGATGCGGCGGGGGAACCTATACATACAAACTCTGGGTTGTACACACATATTTCAGGATGAGCCGGTCCACCTGGTTGAGTTTAGAGACGAACCCGTACTTTCCGATGGTCTCACCCACATTCACCCATTCTTTGGCCACGGCCGATATCTTCAAAATGGCCTTGACGAAATCTCCCGAAGTGACCTGTTTCTCCTCGAGAATGGTATGTTGTATAAAGTGTTTACAAGTCGCCTCATCCTCACATTCCATCCAGGTGAACATCTCCTCCATCAAATCATACATCACGGCATGTTGATACCTAAATCCTGTATTCAATCCTCGGGTGGCTTCTTCTTGGTCGTACCCATCCAACCGGGATTTCAGGTCGGTGACACATGCGACCACTCGGGGGTCATGGACCGTGGGACGATATTTCACCACATCTTGATGCACCCGGAGGTCCGTGAAACACGACATCATGGTAATCAACTGAATAGGGGTAAACTCTTCGAAAAACTGGTACTCAAACATCCATTCAGCTGTGGCCAACGGGTGTACTTCGGCCATTTGGGAAGCACACTCGCCTCGTGGGGTGAGTTCGTACCGGGGTGACTCGTCGGAGGTTGGTGTGACGAATCCTCGCTCCGTCAGGATATCCACGATGGCGTCGATTTGACGATGAACCCAGCGGTCGAGTTCAACCATTTCCTGGTTGATACGGTCGAGTTTATGGCGTAAAAGGGTCATATTCCCATACCGTTCCGTATCCTGAATACAAGTACGATACGTATCCAATATCTGTTGGAGGGTACGCTCCGCCTCCTTACGTTTTTTGTTGACCAGGGTCGGTAAGGTCCGTTTGGTTTCGAGGTACTGTTCAATGACGGGAACGGGGGTCTGAATCAACGGAAGGAGCCGGGTCTCGGTATTGACCCATTCCTGTTCCAGGGCCGTGCGTTGGGTCACCAGAGCCCGGCGAGCCTCGGCCATATCCATCGACATCATACTGTTTTCCACAAACCGGTAAAAATCCGCGGGGGTGGCTTGCCCATGCCGAATGAGGTTGAGTATCATGGAGAACGATATATGAAATTTCGACTCCATCTTTTGGGGCTTACCACACAGAATGGTTTTATAATCTGTTACCGAGGGAAGGGGGAAGAGGTTGTTACAATGAACCACATGCCCCACGGTGTCGATATTACGCCGGCCGGCGCGGCCGGCCATCTGAGTATAGGCATGGGGTTGTAGGTAGGTCTCCAGGGTCCCGTCGAATTTCTGAAGGGTCGTGAACACCACCGTACGAATCTCACAGTTGAGTCCAATCGAAAAACTATCCGTCGCAAAGAGCATCTTGATATACCGTTTCGAAATCATGAATTCGACGATTTCCCGAAGAATCGGTATCATTCCCGAGTGGTGGATACCAATACCCTTCTCCAAGAGTTGTATGAGTTGACGGTACTCCGGCATTTCCATATACTCTTGGTAATTGGGGAGTTTCGACCGAAGGATTTGTTCCGCTTCCCGCTGAATCGTGTACGGGACCTTGGAATCGAATTCCAAGAGATTGGTGGTCATCTCCCGGGCACACATCTCGACGTTTTTACGGGAAAAGGTAAACACCAAGGCCGGGAGCATTTCCTTTTCGACCATGAACCGGGCCAGGGTGTTCAGGACATGAGGACGTTTCAGATACACTTGGTTATTATCAAGGAGGGTCTGGATTTTTTTCATCTCGTTATATCCCGTGTCTTGGAAGAGCCCCTTTTCGGTTTTGAGAGGAATCAGTCGGTTGGTGGTGTTACGTATCATGGCCTGGGTGTCCTTATCCCGAACCTTTTTATAGATGGATTCAATGGTCGTCATGAACCCGTAATGGGTCAAGGGGACAATACGGGTCATGGTAGAGGACCAGACCACCTGTTTTTCCTGACCTCGCTCACAGAACCGGGCAAACCGCTCGGGTTGGTCGAGGGTGGCGGAGAGAAGTACCATCTGGACATGGGGTGGGAGCATGAGGATGGTATTTTCCCATACATATCCTCGGTCTTCGTCCAAGATGAAATGGCATTCGTCCATAACCACACAAGCTAATTCGTGGTCAATATCCACCTGGAACTGGAGTTGTTTCGGGGGAAGGGGGGTGCCGTCGGGGGGCGAATCTTGAGCCCCTGGGGTGGTGGCGGTGGTACTCGCCTGGGCCCGTGAGAACAAATGGTTCATGAGGATTTCCGCGGTGGCGAAAATGACTTGGGCCGTAGGATTATACTTGACATCCCCGGTGAAAATCCCAAACGAAATCTCCGGGTACTTCTGTGAGAAATCGTAGAATTTTTGGTTAGAAAGGCTCTTGATGGGACACGTATAGACCACCTTTTTACCCTGACCGACAAAATACTGAATGGCGAAATCGGCGGACACCGTCTTACCATTCCCCGTGGCCGCGGATACCAATGTATGGTTCCCGTCCACAATCGCCTGGATAGAATATTTCTGAAAATCGGAGAGAGGAAACGGGAACCTGGAAAAATGTTCTTGGTAGTGGGCTTCTTGCTCGGGAGGGTAGACCTTGTCACAAATGACGACCATGGTATACACGTAGGTACATATGAATATAGGGGGATGTGTTTATATGGATTTATCACGGACGGTAAAGAGATAATTTCTAGGACAATAGTATGGAGCCTCTTTGAATTTTCCCATGGCGGATACTATCGACTACACCACCGATTTAACGAAAATCACCCACCATATTGAAAACAGTTGGTACTCGGGTGAAATTGAGAGTCGGGTCATCTTAAATTTACACGTCTTCATGAAGGAGCATATCTATCAACATCATACCGTATACGAATACATATTTGGGTTAACTCTGGAACAACTCGTGATGATCTATAAATATCATAATATTTTCATAGGAAGCCGTATCATACATACCACCCTGAAAGATATACCCCGATTCTATCCAGACAAGAACAAACTATGCGAAAGCATCTATGATGTGATTTATCTACATCTATTTCGAATTCATGCAGGATGAGGTCCAATATCCTATCGTGGGCCAAGAAGTAACCATTCGAACCCCCCGACCCATGTGAATCGGGCTCGGAACTATGGACTTGAACCCGAGAGGGTGGGCGCCGAGCCCTACTTTGGTGGGGGGTCGGGATCGGGGGAGGGTGGGTACCCGTCTATAGTACAACTGTAATTACTATCGTTACACTTGTACTTGTTGTACCATACATGCAGACAAAATCTAACCGAACTGTATATATTTTAATACTGTAGTGTGGTTGGTAATGCCGTTCCGGAAACATTCGTCTCGCCGTCGGTATGGGGGTGACCGTAAAACACGCCGGAAAAGTGAACGTAGAGAGAAACGGGGAGGAGACCGGCGGGACCGTTCTCGTAAGCGTTACCCTCATCGTACTCCTATGAACAAATCACCCATGATGTGGTGATGGTGATATGGGTGAGAGGGTATGGGATGGGGTTCAGAGCACCAGGTGGAGAGTAGACTCCTTCTGAATGTTGTAATCCGAGAGGGTACGCCCATCTTCGAGCTGTTTCCCGGCGAAGATGAGTCGTTGTTGGTCAGGGGGAATACCCTCCTTGTCTTGAATCTTTTGTTTGACCGCGTCGATGGTATCCGCGGCCTCCACCTCGAGAGTGATGGTCTTTCCGGTGAGGGTCTTGATAAAAATTTGCATAGTGTTGTGGGGTGGTGGGGTGTCGGGGTGTCGGGGTGTAGGGGGTTGGGGTAGATATCTATATCCTATATCCTATATATCGTTTTATGGAGGGTGGGTGCGATGGATTCCTAAAATTGATCCACCTTTTTTCTGGGGGAGAAGGGCCTCAACCCATTGAACCAAGCACCCACACCCAACCCAAGATGAGCCGTACCGTCGCCCCCCGTTCTCACTCGGTCCAGTCCAAGTCTTCCTTGAACCGGACCCAACAGGTCAAGCCTTTCTGTAAGGTATGCTTCGACTCAGGTAAGCCCGAGTCTTTGTACAACAGCCACTTTGTCCGTGTGTCCCGTGACCCCACCAGCCGGGTCACCTGCCCGACCCTCCTCAACACCGAATGCCGCTACTGTTCGGCGGTCGGCCACACCGTGTCCAAGTGCCCCAAGCTGGGGCGAGCTGGTGGGGGTGAAACCGTGTATTGTCGCCCGGTGGTGGCCAAGCCCGTGCCCAGTACCCCTACCTCCGTGTGGTCGGAAGAAGATGATGTGGATGCGGATACGGATACCGACGATACCGCCACCATGAGTACCGTGTCGGACACCCACTCGGTGGTTACCGAGATGTCCCATACCTCCAAGAACTACTTGTGTCAGGTGTTGTTACGCAAGCTCAAGTACCAGCGGGGTGGGTCGTCTTGGGCCGATGCCGACGACAGTGACGACGAGTAAATCGGTTGTGTATAGGCTGTGTGTATAGGTTGTGTAACAGTTGTAATAATATTAATCCAACCGAGAAGGAGGCCCACCTCTTTTTCATGGGGTCGGGTCGACTCTATGGTAAAAATTGATTCACGATTTTTTCCGTAGTATAGGTAAGAACCGAACCCGTTGAATCACCCATCACCATGGCATCTCATCTATACCAAGTCTCCTACGAAAAACCCAAGTGGGTCCTCATGGCCCGCCGTCGGTATTTGGCCAGTATCCGGGAAGCCGCCTCCCGTAAAACGGGATTTGTCCCGCCTCACTTCCGCGAATCCGACCACGAACCCTCCGAAGAGACCAAGACCAACGATACAAGTGAACACTGGATGTTTGGGGGGAAGGACCGCACGATACAGGCGGTGAACTGTGAGTTCTGTGGGGAGTATCTCATGACCTCTCGGTTCGACTTCTTCATCGATGTGTTACCCGACCGGTGTGTGTGCCGATGTGACCGGGTGTTTCCGTGTGGGTAGGATGGGCTGGGGTGTGGGATGGGCTGGGGTGCGAGGCTGGGGCTAGGGTGCATTGTACATGGTTTTTTTATCGTGATACTCTATATGAATCCACCCATGGAGAGTGCGGCTCCCGAGGCGGCTCCGGAGACAACTTCGCGGGTAAAACCCAAACGTAAGTACACCCGGAAAATCAGGCCACCGACATCACTGGTCATTGGGGAAGAGGTGGTGCTCCCTCCTCAGGACATCCAGGGGGTGGTCGAGGTGGCCCCCAAGCCCAAGCGTAAATATACTCGGAAAGTGAAACCGGTGGCTGTACCTACGGAACCCACGGAGGTCCCTATGGTGGCCGAGCCGGTGGTCCCGGTGGCGGTGGTAGCGGAGCAACCCAAGCCCAAACGTAAATATACCCGAAAATTGAAACCGGCCCTACCTACGGAACCGGTGGTGGTATCAGAGCCCCCACAAACCGACATAAACCCATCTCCCGAAGAACCTAATAACCGTATTCCACCTCCGGTTACCATGCCCACCCGCCAGAATGAATCCTATATTCAACTCATGAAGGATTTAGCCTTTATCATGCGTAAACGTAAAGACCCGATGCGAGCCCGGGCGTATGACCATGCCCGTGAGACCATCGAAACCTTTACGGAAGATATTACGTCCCCCGTACAACTCAAGGGCAAGCCCGGTATCGGCCCCACCATCTACGAGAAATTGACCACCTATACCGAAACCGGTACGTTGAAAATCTTGGACGAAGAGCGTGAAACCTTGGTCACCAAACGGGCCATGGATATCTTTACCCAAATCTACGGGGTCGGAGAGAAAAAGGCCGAGGAGATTGTCAACAAGGGGGTGACCACCCTGGAACAACTCCAAGAACGGGAGGCCGAGCTCCTCAACGACAAGCAGCGTATCGGACTTCGCTATTACCATGATATCTTGGAGCGTATCCCCCGGGAAGAGATCGTGGAGTATGAGAGTCTGTTCCGGGAGTCTCTTCCTGAAGGTATGAAACTGGAGGTGGTCGGTAGCTACCGTCGGGGGCTCGCCTCGTCGGGGGACATTGATGTTATCTTGACCGCCCAAGACCCATGCTTGTTCAAGGTATTTTTGGAACGGATCCGGGCCAAGAACATCCTCTTGGAAACGTTGTCGTGTGGTGATACCAAGTGTTTGGTCATTACTCGGTTGACGACCCGGGAGGGGGCGGGGGCCCGCCGGGTGGATTTCCTCTATACCAACCCGGCCGAGTTTCCGTTTGCGATTTTGTACTTCACGGGAAGTAAGGGCTTCAATACCAAGATGCGGGAACACGCCTTGACAATGCACTATACTCTCAATGAACATGGACTCTCTCGGATGGAAGGGAAGAAGAAGGGGGCGTTGGTCGAGACGGGGTTTCCTACCGAGAAGGCGATCTTTGATTTCTTGAAACTGGAGTATCGGGGTCCGGAGGCTCGGGGGGATGGACATGCGGTGGTACCCTTGGGTTCCGGGGTGGGGGTGGCCTCGGAGCCGGTGGTCGCTCCCAAGAAGCGGGTCGTGAAGCGGACGGTGAAACCGGTGGCGGCAGAGGTGGCGGCGGCACCCGAGGTTCCTGTGGCGGCCCCGGTGCCAACTACGGTGGAGGTGGCCCCGGCTGCGGTGGAAGGGCCGGGACCGGCCCCGGTGTGCCAAACCGTCTCGGAGGTTCCCCTGAACCATATCCACCAATTCCAACAACAGGGTATCTCCGTCTTGGCGTCACTCGGGGAACCCCAGCTTGCCGCGATGGTGGAGGCCGCTAACAATGCCTTTCACTGCCTCGGAGCCCCTGTGATGACCGATGCCGAGTACGACATCCTCCGTGAATACATTGAAGAAAAGTACCCCAAGAGTGGGGCTCTGGTGGAGGTGGGGGCGACGGTCCTCAAGAACAAGGCCACCCTCCCCTACGAAATGGCTTCCATGGACAAGATCAAACCCGATACCCATGCCTTGGCGTCTTGGAAGGCCAAATACCCCGGAGGCTATGTCATATCAGCCAAATTGGACGGGGTGTCAGGGCTCTATACCACCGAAGGTCCGGTACCCAAACTCTACACCCGGGGGGATGGTAAGGTGGGCCAAGACATCAGCTACCTGATTCCCCACCTGAAACTACCCACCGAGGCCGGTATCGTGGTACGGGGGGAGTTCATCATCAAGCGGAACGTATTTGACGCCAAATACAAGACCCGGTTCGCCAACTCCCGTAATCTCGTGGCAGGTATTGTCAACTCCAAAACCTTGGACGACAAGGTCCGTGATGTGGATTTCGTTGCCTACGAGGTCATCCGTCCGGCGAACCTCACTCCCTCGGCCCAGTTTACCCGCCTGGGAGGAATGAATATCTTGACCGTGAAACACGAGCTCGTCGAACCGGCATCCAAGCTCACCAACGAGTACCTCTCCGGGTTACTCCAAGACTGGCGTACGAACTATACCTACGAAATTGATGGTATCATCGTTTCCGACGACCATGTGTACCCCCGGGTGAGTGGGAATCCCGACCATAGTTTCGCCTTCAAGATGGTGTTATCGGACCAGATGGCCGAGACCCATGTGGTGGATGTGGAGTGGGTGGCCTCCAAGGACGGGTACCTGAAACCTACCGTCCATGTTCAACCCGTCCATGTCAGTGGGGTCACCATCAAAAAGGCCACCGGGTTCAATGCGGATTTCATCGAGAAGAATCGTATTGGGGTGGGTGCCATCGTCCAAATCATCCGGTCCGGGGACGTGATTCCCTATATCAAATCCGTGACGGCTCCTGCGACGGCAGCCAAGATGCCCACCGTACCCTATACCTGGAACAGTACCCATATCGATATCATGCTCGAGAATGCCGCGGATGACCTGGGGGTGCGTACCAAACAAATCACCGGGTTTTTCCAGGCTCTCGAAGTGGACGGGGTAGGAGAGGGGAATGTCAAGAAGTTGGTGGCCGCCGGGTTTGACCGTATCTGTAAAATCACCCAGATGACCGAGGCGGATTTCTTGTCCGTCAACGGGTTCCAAGAGAAGAGTGCCAAGAAGTTTGTGGCCTCTATCCGGGAGCGGCTCGCGGGGGCCAGTCTAGCCACCCTCATGTCCGCGTCCAATATCTTTGGTCGGGGGTTCGGTCAGCGTAAGATGGAGCTCATTCTCCGGAATTATCCCCGGGTGCTGGATATGGGGGAGCGGGACCCGGTGAAGGTGGCCCAGATTGAAGGGATGGCCCGTAAGACCGCGGAGGAATTTGTGTCCCATATCCCGGCCTTTGTGGCCTTCTTGGAAGAGTGCCATTTAGAACACAAACTGGGGACGGGGGTAGGGACGGGGGTAGGGACGGGGG